CTAGAAGGAGCTGGTTTATCTTTTTTCTTCTTTGCCATAGTTTTAGAATCTTTGATTGTAATAGGTTTGAGTTAATTCTTCATGAGTTACATGCCCATAGGGAACTAATCCCATATTATCTATTTTGTAGAAGAGATCATAAGGTAAATCATAAGTGATTAACCATAAGTAATTCTCCTGAGTAATGTGGTTTGATACCATATCCCTAATTTTTGGGAAATTGGGTAATAGGATCAATTTGTCATCATCCCAGCTATCACTGAATTGGCTGATGATATTATTTGCTTTGTTAAAGCGGATGTCTAAGTTGGTATTCTTCATATTGTCTATATTTAAAATTGTCTAATTTTCTTGTGCAAATATAATACTTATATATTATATAGAAAAATATTCTATCTATTATTTTAATATTAGCTGAGGATCAATAGAAGGAGTCTTCTTTCACTCTAGCAGCTCCTGGTTGAGGTTTCTTCTTTGGTTTTCGTTTTATGTGAGTGTTATAGGCCATATCCAATTGCTTCACATTGAAATCCATGTTATTTACCTGATTGTAATTCAAAGCCTTTTCGATACATAATCTATATTCTGGCCAAAACTTCTGACCTAGTTTTACAGTAGTAGTCTTGGCATTGAATTTAGATACCATGAATCCAAATGTATCTGCATCATCCTTATCCTCGAATATATACATGTAGAATTTACTGAATTCCCTCATTACCTCATCTGTAGGTCTTACGGGAAGTAATAAATATCCATCAGTATATAAATCTTCAGATATTAAACATACCCACCATTTCTTTATACTAGGCTTTACCTTATACTTAAACCTTTCTCTTAGTTTAGTATGAACCCATTCTGGTACTTTCTCTAATAAGTAGTTGATATAAATCTTTTCTTTCTTATTGGCTCTTCTTTTGAAAGCAGAGGGTTGCTGTACTTGCCTGGGTAATATCCTAAAGTTATTCCATCTATCGAATTCTAATATCAAACCTAGAGAATGTTTATCCCATTCATTATCTGAACCTTGTAGTCTTCTTATATTTCTTTCTAGATTACGAGTATTTACCTTAGGAACTAATTGGGAGGCATCTCCAGTATTTAGTAGAGCCTCTTTCCTTTTCATCCTTTTTTCTATGCAAGCCTCGATATAATCCTGGAAGTTTCTTTCACATGGGCAATCTGGTCTAAATATTGACTCATGTATTTCGAAGAAATCCGAAAATAATCGGAAGAACTTTTCAGACCTTTCTTTTATTTCTAGGTACTTATAATGAGATAATTTTAATATCTCTCCAGCTTCCCAAGAGGATTTACTCTCTGATAACTGAAGAAAAAGGGACTGCTGCTCGGTTGGAGTCAAACAGTCCCATGCTTTCTTTTGGTATTCATTCATATTAACGCCTCCTTTTATTAATGTTCTCTTCTATCTTTTCAGAAGTAATAGAATTTGGGTCATAGTCAAAGTTATTACAATGTAATTTATCTGGGTCTGAATCCTGATATACACTGTAAAGAACACTATCAAAATCAAGAGTTACTTCCATTTTACCATGTTCTGGGTAAATGAGTACTTTTACTGTTCTATTAGTGTAATTTACATCTAATACTGTAGCATCTATACCTTCATAGGGATAACCCTTTAAAACGATATAATCTCCAGGTTTTACATTCATAAGATCATCAACGGAGTATTTTTTATTTGCTTTTGCTAATCTTATGAACCTTCTTACATCTTTTCTAGAACAAGTTGCAACTAATGAAAAATCATCGAAGTCTTCAGCATTATCAATACGTACCTTCTTTTTTCTTTCGTGCATTGTCTCGGTAGATTTAAGAAATGTTCTTATGCCTGAGATATTTCGTTTTAGCTTATTTAAAAATGGCCTTGAGAATGCGTTTTCAGTGGGCATTCTCATAAAGCCATAATTGAAAAGTATAGGGACAGATTCAAATACCATCTTACCTTTAACGGTTCTCTTAAGTATATCCAGAGTAGGGATAATAACCTTGATATTTTCGTATCCCTTTTCTTTTAACTCTTTCTCGATAAGGTGATAATACTTTCTTTCTAGGTAGAAGATTACATAGGAGTATGGGATACGTTTTTTCATATTATGAGTTTTTTACGATTAACTTAGCTTGTTTGTGAATCATCTTGTATGGTACTTTTAATACCTCACTAGCCATGAATACCATAAGAGTATTACCGGGAACTTGAATATACATGGACTTAGTAATGTACTGAGCTATAATACTACCGAGTTTATAATCTACTACAAAGAAAAACTCATTTGCAGGCATTGAATTGTATCTCATACATAAGATTGGTACCTTCTTTGCCCTTTTAGCATCTTTACTTGCTTGTTCCCAGAATCTTAATATATCACAGGATTTATTACCCAATAATACATGTTCAAATTTAATATCCTTGTAGTTTTTACATTCTACCGAGATTTTACATCTATGGGCATGTCTTTCATCCTGACACATAATATCCGAAGACAAATCCCTACTCTGATGATTTGCTCCAGAGTAGGGTGTTCTGCCGAATTTGAAAGAAGTCCATTCCGTAAACCATTTTGAGACTTTGAGTTCAAATCTTGAACCTTTCTTTTTACTATTTGCCATAATTTCATTGTATTGTTTATGGATCATAGTGGTTTATAATAACTAAGGCCCTTGATTTTCTCTACTTGCAGGATCTTAGTATTTGATAAAGGTAATGAGTCGTGATGTGTTATTAAAAATAATGATTTACCGTTGAATATGTGTTTTATTAGGTTTATTACCAATTCTATGTTATCAGAACTTAGAGATTCAAATACTTCATCTAAGAATGCCAGATTAATACCCTTACTTGCAGTTAAAGATTCGTGCATTGCGAAAGCCATACATAGATTTACCAAAGTCTTTTCACCTCCTGACAGTTCATCATAATCAATAATGTGATTATCCCTTTCTATAAGAGTAACAAAATCCTTTCTAGTTGAATTAAGATCAATGTTAAACTCAATTCTAAAACCTAATACTTCTGAATAACTAGCTAGAGTACGATTTAACAAATGAAGAGAAGAATCAAATAAATATGCCTTGATTCCATTGTTACCAAGAGGGTCATTTATCAACCAATTATAATTCTCTAACTCTAATTCTCTGTTATGGTAATCTTCATCTACCTTTCTTAAATCTTTACGAATCTTTTTTAGCCTTTCTTTGTATTTGGTAGACATTACCTTTAGTTTCTGATTCTTAAGATCTTTGATTTCCTGATCTATATCTGCCAAGTCTGAGGCAATATCAGAACATTCTTTCACTAAAGTCTTATACTTACTGCAGTTAGATTCTAATTCATCTAACCTCTCTATTGATTCTTCATATAAGTTTTGAAGTTCTTCCCTTTCTTTAAATGCTTTACTGATGGGAGTAAGCATTTTCAATGCTTTCTTATATTGTTTATTCTTTATTAATTCTATGGATTCATCCACCAGTTCATTTAAGGGAGTACTTAGAGTTTCCTTGTTTATCTTAATTCGATTCTTTATCTCTTGTACTGCTTTAGTCTGATTTCTTACCTTTTGTTCTATTGCTACATCTACCTCATCTGAAATATGTTTTTGTTTTGCAATGAGTAACGCAGTTAGGTCTCTTCGTTCCTCTTTTAATTTTCTAGATTTTTCTCTTATATCCTGCTTAAAAGATTTTTCTCTTGACCTAAGATCAAAGTAAGCTTCTTTATTTGCCTCTAATTCTTTCTTTAGTGAAAGAGACTCGGATTCCAGTTGATTTATCTCATTTAAGATAACTGCCTTATCTTGATTAGCTATACCCTTTGCTAAATTTAGGTATTCTAAATCGAATACTTCTTCGAATAGTTTTTTCTTATCCGAGTTTGATTCTTGGATTAATCTTTTAATACCTTGACCAAACATTATAGAATTCATGAATAGCAGGTAAGATAATCCCAGTTCCTTGTTGATAGCATTCTGTAATTCATTCTTACCTTTTATATTAAGGATCTCAGCATTCTTAAGGATTATAAGCCTATCATTACCCTTAGCCCCATCTTCTAGATAATCTTTAAATTTCTGGCATCTGATTACCTTGTAGGAATCCTGGTTTTTCTGAAAAAATACCTCTACCATAGTACCCTTATAATCTTTTGGTTGGTATTCTTTCCAAGTATTTACCTCAGATACTCCCTTTATATTTTTCCCATATAATGCCCATACCAAGGCATTCAGTAAAGTTGATTTCCCAAAACCATTAGGAGCTTTGATAAGAACCGTACAATCTTGGTTTAATTGTAAACTGAAGGAATCTATAGAACAGAATCCCTGTATATTTAACCTTGTAAATGTCAACATGATTCAGCTTTGTTTAAAGTATCAATTAAAAGTTGTTTCTTAGCATCATCCTTTATGCCTTTCTCCCTTAAATACCTTTTTGCTAGAGTTTTCTTAGAAACTTGCTTAGTAATCTTATGGTTTATATTTACTTGAATACTAGTTTTCTTGGGTAAAATGGTATAATAATTGCCATCATCCTTAATTTCATCTTCGGATTCAACATCTACGAATTTTGGGAATCCTTTCAGTTCTATAAATTCCATAGATAAATCCGAATAAAGTTTCCAATATCCCAGTTTACAATCTTTATCGGTTCTTCTTTGTTGTAAAGGAGCACCAATCATATAAACCTTCTTTGATAATCTTTGTGGTTTGTGTATATGACCACAAATAATTAAATCAAACCTATTCAGTACATTCAGATTTAGATTTTCTACTGAATCAATTTCTCTGCCATCCGTATCTTTTGCTCCAGGATAATCAGTATGAAGCATAAGGATATTATCAGCATTCTTATCAAGCTTTATATTTTTCAGATATTCAGATAAACCTACATTGTGATCTATGTATGGTATACCGTATACTACTGCATTCATACCCAGACATCTTTTACCATAATCTAGGTTCACTATCCCAAATTGTTCTAAGAACTTAACCCATGAAAAAGGTTTATTACCTATAAAGCTAACTTTCTTTAAGTCGTGGTTTCCTGATATAGAGAATATCTCTACCTGGTTTTCTCTTAACTCTAATTCCTTAAATTTCTCATAGGTCAATTCCATAAGATCTTGATCCATAGTTTCTGGCTTATGGAAGAAATCTCCACAGAATAGTGCTGGGCAATCATACTCTTTACATTTCTCTTGTATAATCGACAAAACCCTGAAATGATTCAGGGTTCTTTTATTGTCTTCATTGAACTTAGCCCATAAATTTAGGTGTAAATCCGAGAAAACTATTGCTATTACTTGTTTCTTCATATTAATCCAATCTTGACATTATCATGTGTATTCTGTCGTAGAAATCTAATTGGGGTACTACTAATATATCTATTACACTTAAAGTACTCCACTGAGTTAACAGGTTACCCATTATATCTGACATCTGAGCCTGATAATATCTATTTATGATTCTCTTCTTATTGTCTTCCATTGGCCATTCTTTCATATTGTACATACTCAAGGGAAGGTATATTAATAAATCACATTGTTGAACTGTAAGATCTTTGCATATATCTAAGAAAGCATCTACTTCACATTCGGGGACATTAGTAGATTGCTTATATATGAAATAAGCTGCTAAATCTACATAACTACGGTCTGTTACAAAAGTTTCTTTATCCTTGAAAAGCTTATTTCTCAGATTCAACAATTGATAATCCTTGTTTATGAGTTCTCCACATTCTTGGTGTAAAAACTCAGCATGGTGCATCTCTTTTGTATCTGGCATTAAATCTGACATACTACCAGATATAAATGGTATACCATATTTGGTTTCTATGAACTTTGCCAAAGTGGTTTTTCCTATTCCACTTGGCCCTACAAACATAATTCTTTTCATGATAACAAATCTTTAAATGGTTTCATAAATTCATTTGTCATAAAGGATGCTAAAGAGTATTCGATACAGACTTCTTTGAATTTCTTGTATTTTATCTCCTTATTAGCAAACTTTTTCATAGGTAACTTGGATAATGGTACTTCTTTTTGAAATAATCTTAAATCTATAAGCTTCTTATTCCTTTCTGCAATCTCTACATGAGAAGTTTGATGATGATGCTCTAGAAATTTATCCAAAGTACCATATTCGTCCAATATTTTCCTAGCTTTTACAGGACCAATACCTGGTATACCTTTAATATCATCCGAAGTATCTCCCACCATTGAAAGGTAATCTACTGTTTCTTCAGGAGAGTATCCGAATAGTTCCTTACAATTACCCTGATGAATCATCTCATCTTTTCTTGGATTGTTTATTTTTACGTCTTTACCGATAAGTTGATTAAAGTCCTTATCGGATGATATTATGATTACCTTCTCAGTGGGTTTTTTATTTAAAACTAGGTATGCTAAGAAATCATCTCCTTCATATTTAGTAGAATTATGCTTATCAAAAACATATTTAATTCTTAGGAGCTTAAGCATACCCATAATAATACGTTTTTGAGATTGAAGAGATTCATAATCTACTGAAATATTTTTCCTATGTCCCTTATAATCTGGTAACAAAGCATCTCTATAAGGAGAGTGTCCATTATCAAAAGTTATAATAACCTCATCTGGGTCCCACCTATGTAAGAACCCATGTAATGATCTAAAAAATCCGAATATTGCTCCACTTGGTTTTCCATCAGTAGACTTAAGCTTTTCGAATTTGTGGAAACTTTGATGAAGTAGGTTACATCCGTCTATGATTAATACTAGTTTTTTAGCCATATGTTTCTTTATATTTATTATAATAATCAGATACTAATTGAACTCCTAGATTCATAATTTCCGAGATTTCTTTTCTAGTAAACCCAAGGTTAATTAACCTTGGTATATAAGATCTTTGTATCTCGGTACCTTTATAATGTACACTATCTTTACCTTTTGCTTGAATCATTCTTCCCTCCTTAGAAGCTTGTGACATATTGTCTTTTTGTGTACCCCAATAAAGATTATTTACTGAATTGTTAGTAGGTACATTATCTTTGTGACATACATAGGGTAATCCTTCCGGATTTGGCAAATATACTAAAGCTACCAATCTATGTACTAGCCATTTAGTTGTACCAATACCAGGTTGAGATAATCCTATAATATACCTACCCTTTTTATTTAGGTGAGGCTGTTTTAAATGGTACCTTTTACTTAGTATACCCTTACCATTAACATCCCATCTTGAATATATTTTACCTCTTTTAGATATGTGATAACCCGGATACCCAGGTATGTTATCTTTTAGAGATTTATTCTGATATCTACCTTCTCCATGAGGATAAATGGGAGAAGTCCAAGATAAACTTCCCAACTTTACCTTAGACCTTGTAAACTGTGTTTTCTTACTCATCGTCTTCCTCCTCTTCGTCTTCTGATTCATTATAGGATTCGTATTCTACTCCATCTATGGGATAACAGTTTTCTGTAAGAGCTTCTAGTTTCTTACGAGTAGTACCAATGGTATTTATATCTGCTTTCCTTAAAAGCTTTCTTCTTAAGTCATCATCTTCTTCCAAAAGCTTTTGAAATTTCTCTTCTCCTCTTGCAAGAGTTTTATCCTTGAGTTTATATACTCCACCAGAGGATTTAATGATTATATCATTTTCTACCAATACATCTTCTAATCCAAAGCATCTATCAAATCCAACCTCATGGAACTTAGGATTGAAGTATACTGGGCATTTGCTGATTGTAGGTCTTGGAGGAGCAACTTTATTTTTAATAAGTCGAACCGTGACGAGTTTCCCAGCTTTGCGTTCTTTACCCTTTTGCTTAACAGTGATAGATCTTCCTGAATAGAAAGCAGCTCTGATTGAAGCGTAGAACTTAAGTGCTGCGCCTCCTGTTGTTGTTGTATTATCTTTTCCGAATCCAACATTCAATGCAGTTCTTAATTGATTAATGTAAATCTGTGTAACTCCCAATCGATAGAATAATTCGCTTCTGATACGGAAGTATTTATAAAGAGCTTTTGCTCTTCCTCCCATCTCTGCCTTAGCATCTGTCATTTTAGAATCTATGTTATCTGCACAATCCATAGCAGCAACTGAATCTATTACCAGAAGTATTGGTTCATTGTGTGTTAACTGAGATCTGAAATATAAGGCTAAGTCTGCTACTGCATCAGCAACATTTTCGATACGAGTATCATTTACTACTGTAACTCTTTCTGGATCAACTCCATTAGTTTGAGCCCATGAATTCATCCAAGATTGTTCAGCATCTACCCATATTACATGACCTCCCAGTTGTTGACATGAATAAGCAAAGTTGTAAGCTATAAGTGATTTACCAGAGGATTCTTCTCCTGCTACTTCTAGGATTTTACCAAATGGGATTCCTCCACCAAAGGTATAATTCAATGCAAAGAAAGTACTTGGTAACCATAGACCTGTTTCTTTTGTTTCAGAAGCAAGTACTATTGATGACCCATATTTCTTTAGTAATTCGTTTTTAGAGGGAACTTTTAAACCCACTTTTCCTTTTGCCATACTGTAATGTATTAACATAAATAAAGGAGATAACCAATTTCTTGAATTACCTCCTCTACCAACCATTTATAAAACCAATTTATCAAATATCTGACTTATACTTTCTCTTTTTCTTCTTTGGTTCATCATCATCCATGTAGTGATCTTTATGAATACCTTTCTTTTTCTTCTTTGGTTTTTCATCCTCTTCATCAGAATCTCTTCCTTCTTTTAAGAATGATGCCAAAGTTTCCTCCAGTTCATCGTAATCTTTAATCTGAGATCTTACTATGGATTCCAAATCTACGTTACCTGAATACTTCTTGTCAAGTTTAGTAGGTTTACATGCACGAGCTGAATATGTAGTATCATTCTTACCTGAACCAGAACGGATAATTTTTATATCGTATCCAGTTCTTGGGTCTGTCATATCTCCAGCTTCGTCTTCATCCAAGTAAAGGTCGATAATATCCTGGTATACTGATCTTGGGATTAATACTCCCTTATCTTTTCCTTCATAATCTACCTTAGTACCTTTCTCATCTGAATATACTATTCCACCCACTACGTATTTTCTTCTTGGTACCAGCATCTTTGCAAGTTCCTGGTCATCTGGGTCTTTTGAGTTTTTCAGTTCCTGATATTTTTCCATAAATGGGCAGGGTTCATCAAAAGTAGCCGGGGAAATAACTCCTCCCAAATCTTTATTCAGATAGAACTGAATCAATTCAATACCCAATTCTTGATCATCGCCTGGGGATTTGATTCTCATTCTTAAGGTTCCCTCTTTAGGGAATACCAATCCACTACCATTACCCTTGGATTCTAATTGTTTTTTCCGGGCTAACATCTTATCTTTAGTAGTCATGCCACTAGAAGATAATTTCTTTTTCTTTTTGTCCTTATCTTTAATCATATCAATCTAAGTTATTGGGTTCTGAGTATGAAATCTCATTTAAAGCTAATACGGTGAACAGACCCTTTTCATAAAAGGGTTGTAATTCCTGAGGTAAACAGTTTTTATCGAATTGATGTTCTTTACCAGCATACAATCCATATTCGATTATACGACCGATTTCCACGTGGTCCTTGTAAGTTTGATATTCTTCTGTGATTACACCAGGTTTAATAACAACACCCTTACGAGGAACTCCTTCCTTTACTATATCTGGGATAATAATACCAGAAGCAGTGGTATTAATCTCTTTGGGAGAATATACCAAGATTTTATTTTCTACGGGTAAACCTGGAATACTATTACCAAGCTTCTTAGCTACTAGAGTTGATATAAGTTGTAAATTATACATATTTATAAAATTTAGTTAGTAATCTTTTATAGTTCCTACTGTAACTTACGGATATTGGCATTAAGAGTTCTTAAGATGCCCTCTCTACTCTCATAAGCTTTACAGATAGCTATAAATTTATTAGCTTTAGCTGCAGCCTTTAGATACCTTTTGCAAATAGATTTATATTTGGGGTTTATATTAGCTTTATGAGATACGTAGTCATTATTGAACCTCTCATTGGAATCTTTTATAAATACCCATGCAGCAGAATATGCTTCCTCTTTTTCTCTTGCTAAAGCATCTCTTTGTTTTATATACTTATCTCTTAATGAAGCAAGTATATAATAACTAGAGGGAGAATCCTTTAGCTGAGAATTTAATAAGTTCTCATTGATAGATAATTCCTTTTGAATATCTATTTCTAAGGTTCTACCCTCAAATACTACCTTAAGTTTATTTATCTCGGTTTTCATCTTTCAACTTAAAAACTTTTTTCATATCTTCAGCAGAATACATGCCATTCTCAATATCTCTCTTTACTTGTAAGAAAGCAATATTAGCTTGGTGATCCAACCTTGGGTATTCAGTAAGAGATTGATACTTATCAAGTAGTTTGTATATTGAATACAATCGTAAATCACAAAGATAATCTATACCAGCTATCTCAAGTAATTTCATGAAGATTACATAGAATCTAAGAGTAGTATCATCAAAGCATTCTACAGTTTCCTCATCCATCTTAGCCAAAGAATGGGTTCTAAGGGATTCAATATTTGAGTTAAGGAACTTAATGTGCTTTCGAATAGAAGTAATTAATCTCCTATCCTCATGATGTAATCTTTTGTGTAATCTTTCCAGTATGTCATCCATTTCTTGAAAAGATTGTTCTAATACTCCAGATAACATGTAAGTTACATTAATTACCTTATCGGCTCCCTTTCTTAATTCGTCCTGTTCCATAATCTAAAATTTTAATTAGTTATGTTGTCATAGTATCTTCCATTTTCGTTTCTGTAGCGGTAGATACCGATTCTAAATGATTTATATAAGATTTACAACTTGGGCAAATGACTACCTTAAAATAAGAATGATCACTGTTTTTATTAAAAATACTCAGAGTTTCACTACTATCGTATTCAAATTCACAATCACATACTGGGCATTTAGCTCTCCATACCGTGGGTCCGTTTAAAATCTTCTTCATATTGTTTCATTTGTTTGTTAAAACGTTTCTTATACTCTGAAATAGGTATATGTTTATATTTCTTATGCTCTTCCATGTATTCTTCTACTGAAAAATCGGGTTCAAGCATTTTCCTATAATCATAACCTGGGATAAAGGGTAATTCTTCTGCCATCGATCTACCTATGACAAAATCCATGTCCATAGTGACATCGTCTATCTGAAAACCGAAATAAGGCTTAGTTAAAGGATTTCGATAAATTTGCCACATCTCATAAATACTCCAGGTATTTATATTTTCTGGTTTAGTGATTTGGTAATTAGCATCATGAACCAAGCATACTGATTTTGTAGGAGGTAATTTTCCTTGTCTCATAAGGTAGTATATTAATATACTTCCAAATAAACACATATCTGATGCTGCAGATTGACAAGGGAAATTCAAGGCTAATCGTAAAGCATAAGCTTCTTCTCCTCTATCTGAAGAATAAATTTGGGGTAATCTTCGTTTTCTACCAAATAAAGAAACTAAGTACCCATTCTTTCTAAGGAACTTCTCTTGTTTCTTTAAGAAGGTTTTTAACTTGGGATGTTGACCAAAGAATATATCCATTTCCTTTTGGGCTTCTTCTGGTGTAACTATGATACCAGATTTTGGGTCAGATAATTTTACTGCTAGTAATTTAGCACCAATTCCATAAATAAGTCCAAATGCAATCTGTTTAGCTTGCTTTCTCCTTACCTTCCATATCTTATGATCTGGGTGATTTTCATCCTCATATATTTTTAAAGCTTCTTCATAAGGAACATGATATTTGGTAGCAGCAATTGCCAAGTGAGGGTCCTGACCAGAGTTAAAAGCATTCAGATAAGTTTCATCTCCAGATAAGTGAGCCATGATTCTTAACTCTGCTTGACTAAAGTCACTAGCAATATATAGAGTTCCTTTTGGAGCAACTAATTGCTTCTTTATATTTGGGTCTACTGAAGTCTTAGGTATTTGTTGAGCATTTGGTTCTGCTGAAGATAACCTTCCCGATGTAGTTCCATGAATAAGGAATCTTCCATGTAATCTATCATCATCTTGGGTTTTCTCATGCCAACCTTCAATATAGGTTTTATACATTTTCTCTAAACCTCTCAACTCTAATAAACTATCCAAGAATACTGCCTTTGGTGAATCAGGTTTTTTGACAGTTAATCTTAAGTTAGTAAGAGTTTCTTCATCAGTACTTGGTTTACCAGAATCATTCTTTTTGATTACCTCAAAATTAAATCCTTCCTCTGAATACATTAATTGAGGTAAATCTACTGAACTACCTAAACTTACAGGTCTAATTAACTCTAATTCCTTTTTCGTAGTAAAAACTCCTGCTCGTATATTAGCAATCTTTTGTTCCCTAGATTGTATCTTTCTCTTATCTACTCTAGGGTCTAAATTTTCTATCTCTTCCTCTAATTTAGCAATGTATTTTTCAATCTTGGATTGATTATATAGTTTAGTGAACTTCTTTACTTTAGGCAAATTATATATTGCTTCCTTAGCTGCTTCTATCTTTGGTAAGTAGGAATCTAACAATTCTTGGTTGAATGCCCTATCTACATATAAACCATTCTTTTCTACAGAAGTTAATACCCTAGAAGCAGTCATGATTAAATTACGGTAAGTATTATATAACCCCAAGTCAATTAGCTTCTTTTCGAAGAAAAGCATTAATCTAAGAGTATAATCAGTATCTTGACATCCATAGTGGCAAAGAGGTTCCATTTCTTTTTTATCCCATGGAATCTTATCGAATTTATCTTGCTTTTCATAATCTCCGTATTCTGGTAAATACCTTCTTACCATAGACTTCAAGTCATTGGGTTTTTCTTCATTCAAGAGATATTTAGCAAGCATACCATCCAAACATACTCCTCGATAATAGATATTATACTTCTGAAATATCTGATCATCAAATTTATAATTCCAAGCAACCTTAACTACATTTGGATTTTCAATTACTTCTTCACCAAATTTACGAAGCATCTTTTTCCAGTTCCATCCCTTAGAAGTATACTTTTTAGTTTCAAAATGATCTAGTGGTATAGAACATCCAAAACCTGGTTGAAAAGTAACTGATAGTATGGTAGGTTTAAAGCTTTTGTTATAAAGAGGTTCTGCATTTGTTTCGAAGTCTACAGAAGCATAACCTGTTTGCTTACAGCATTGGATAAGTTTCTTTAGCTCTTGTTTATTGGTTATAATCTTATATTTCGTTTCCATACTAGAAGTTTTTTAAATAAAATAAGGAAGTATATCTTCCCAGACCTACTTCCTTAAACCTGATATGAGTTACTTTAAATCATTTTGCGAAAATGACATCAAAACAAAATAGAAATAAAGCATGTATTATATGATAGTATCCTCAAATACTCTTAGAGAACTGGCTAACTTATCCCAGTCTTTTTGATAAGTATGTAATGAGTCTATGGTGTGATACAAATAACCTGGTTTTACTCCAACCTCTTTAGCTACATATTCCATTAGTCTCCATGCAAGGTATACATCATTACCAAAGTGAGTAACAAAGTCCGAACTTCTTTGGTGATAGCAAATGTGTAATACCTTTTCTCCTTTACCATTCTGACGGATAAGGAAGTCATAATACATAGAGCAGGGTATACGTCTACTACCATCATACCAATCGGTATCTAATCCGTCCATATCACCATTGAATATTGGTAATACTGCTTTACGAGTGTCATTATCGTCCTTCAGTAATCTTATCAATGGTTTAATAACATGGATGATTCTCTCATTATAGGTATAATCAAATTTACCATTTACCAAGAACTGTTCCCATAAATCTTTTCTTAATTCCCAAGCTTTACCTGGATTAATTATATCAGAGGTATCAATCCTTTCTTGGAACTCAGCATCTGCCCATTCCCTAGACCTTGAATAGAAGAATAACCACGTTGGATCTTGCAAAGAAGTTAAGCAATATTGTTGGCAAATGATCTCTTTAGTTACAAAATCTTCATTACCTTCAATATTCTTATTCTGGTAAGTCTTTGGTTTTACAGTTTGACCATAACTGTTGAGTTCTCTGCCCATTTCAGACATTAACTCATAACTACTGCTATAAATTCTCATTTCTTCTGTTTTAAAAGTTTCTTCTTATATGCTTTACGTTGAGAGTAAGAGATTACATTCTCGGGATATTCGATATCTTCATATTCAAGAAGTAATTCCTTTGCTTTCATAGATTTATATGTTTCCTTATATAAATCTGGTCGAAGCACTTTAAAACTTCTAAAGAATACCTTAAAACTAGAGAAATCTTTCTCTTTACCGTTTTGAAATTTATCAAATACCTCATTCAACCTCTTTATCCAAGAATTTTCCTTATCAGTTCCCTTTAATACCTTCTTCAAAGGTTTATGAGTATGATACATCAGAAGTGTTTCTACATTCCCATACATTTGAGTGGCAAATAAATTGATTTGTACTGATTGTTCTGGTCCGTACACATATTCCGCCATTCGTTGTATTAGTAAGAAGTCGAAGATTAACCTTTTTGTTATCTCGGATGCCCTGATTACCATTGTAATAACAGGTATGTCTTCCCCAAATCGTTTGGAGAATGTAGCAGCAATTAAACATTGTTTACCGTTATCGTGATGATTATTAAACATATAAGTAACGTTGTAATTCTGATTATACTTGGTTTTTAGTACTCTCAGCTTACTACGCAATAAATCAAGCTTATTGAAATCAATGTAATTGTTCAGTAAGCTTGTCCACTTAGTCTCTTTATAATTGAAACATCTACCATAATCAAAGTCTGGGTCTACCCAAGCTTTACGTATTTTTATAAATACGTTATATACCACAGCTACTCCACTGTTTGCGGTAGCACCTTTTGCAAATAAAGATGGTTCTAGTCTTAGAAATCCTTCATTTAACTTTTCCCATGCTTCTTGTGAAGTAGCAAATTCTAATGAATGGATTTGCTCTTCTGTATTAAGCTCTAAGCCATTTAATTGTTTATTCCAACCTGACACAAATACCTCCTTTCATTAATATTGTGTAGTGATTCTCCATTCATTCAACCGTTCTTTCTTGAAATACAGCTCGTATATACCCAATGGAGTAAATCCCATTATTGATAGGAATCCCATATAATAATAGAATGCCTCTACCAGCCTATCCTGGAATTCTAGTTCTTTAGTTATTACTGGTGACTGTTTCCATGTACGATTCTTAAGAGTATTTCTAGCAAGATTCAAAACATACACTATCTGAAACAAAATATTTTTCTCATCAGTATGCAAATTTGGACTCATTTCCTTGAATCCCTTTATATACTCGGAAGTTTTATCCTCAATTGTTTCGGATATTAGCTTGAAATTTTTGAATATACTACTAATGGCATCTATCTCTAAAATCATATGAATGCCGAATGCCATTACATCTTCTAAGTTTTCTACTGCCTTTTGCCCTTTAGTCAGTTCTTTGTTTGCCCAACTATAGATATCCTCTGGCAATATATTAGCATATATCAGAGCTGATAAGAAGAATCCTATTGCATCTGCTTGTTCTTCATTAGCATTCTGTAGATTGTTGATTATCTGAATCTCTTCTATGTCGGTATATAAATTGGTATTCCATCCCTTGTTTTCTAGAATATCATTTATATTAGAAGTAGATTCATAACCCTCCATTAACTCCTCTACTACTTGAGATATAAGGGTTTTCATAAGAGATTGATTTTTAGTACTGTTAATATCCATGGGATATTCTGGTAACCTTTCTAAGGGTTTATAACAGTCTAATTGACGATAGCCAATCTCATACATATTCTCAAGTTCAAGCCCCTGTTTGATTTCAGGGGCTTTTTCTTTCAGATTAGAAATATCCATAGTAACTATTCTTTTTCTGGTACTGTATGATAAGAGAATAAGTGTAATACTTGAACTAATACACTTCCAGCTTCGATTCCAATAATCTCAGAAGTTGGGTTGAATACACTTACCACTACTTCATCTCCTGGAACTTGACCAAGTACTTCTATACCGTATACTAACCCACTGTTGATGGAATTAGTTTCTTCATTTGCAGCTTTCAGTACGGATTTAACTGGAGTGAATTCTTCAATATGAATACCAGTTGGGATTAATAACCTGGTGTTCTGACCAAGAACGATAGTTTTAATATGACCCTCACTGTTTCTATCTAAGTCGAAAGATACTTTACCGAATCCTTGTGGATTGAAGATTCTATTCAACCAGTTCCATTTCTGTTTGATTACTCCGTTATTGTATTCCATGAGAATATCAATCGTAAGGTCTTCAGGAAGATACAAATAGAATCCCTGATCTGCTTTCTTGGGATATTTTACCTTTCTTGATACTGTATACTTTATATGAGAATTCTCTATCAGTTGTAGTCTTCTTTCGTGATCTTCTACTTTAACTTCTAGAGTTTTAAGCCGTTCCTCATGATTATTCAATTTAGATTCTGCAGTATCTAATCTAGTATCAAGATTATGTATCTCGGTAGTATGTCCGTTCACTACACTGTTTAAAGTTGAGTATCGATTCTCTAATACCGATATCCTATTCGCTAGTTCATCTAAAGTTGCCATATATTATGATTATTAATTGGTTGATCCGAATCCATTGTTACCTCTTGTTCCCCAATACTGAGCATCATTGTAGAATTCTTCATGAGTTACTTCTTCGGGTTCTGTAAGATAAATGGGTACATGAATAAACTGTACTAACTTGGTTCCAGCTTCTATTATTTGAAACTCATGAGAAGTATTATATATACCGATATGAATCTCTCCAGTATAGGGAGAATCTACTATCTCGGCAGTATAGATAAGCCCTTTCTTAGTTGATATACCAGATTTGTTTGCTGCCATCAGCATAGAAGACCTTGGTTCTAATAAACCTTTGATACCCGATGGGATAAGTATTCTGGTAAATGGAGAAATGTAAATTACTTGTACCTGGTTATTTGAATTATATTCAAGTGTTACTTTACCAGGTTCAGGTATTTCACAATGGAATATTAACTGTGGATTAGCTTTTACTAAATCCTGTAGAGTTAAGTCTTCAGGGATATAGAAATCTAAACCTGCATCTCCCTCGTTTCCTCTTGATGGAGATTTTACGTCTCTTACTTTGATAAATCTGAATTTGTTCATATTATATTACATTGTTTTAAAAGTTGGCCATAAGTTAATTTTGAGGGATCTCCCTTGTAAATACCAAGAGAGTTCATTATCTTTCTTACATCCCTGCTTCCATTGCCACATACATTAGCAAGTATATCCTCTTGTTTCACATAGTAATTTGGGTTGTTAAGGTATACCTTGAACATAGCCCATATCATTTCTATTTTTTGCATTCTTTATAAAGTTCTCTAATACGTTTTCTTGGTACTTCGAATTTCTCAACGGTTTTGGTAATAACTTCTTTTCTTTCTTTCCCTTTCCGAATCAAGCCTCGGATGTATTTCTTGATTCCAACCGTGTCTTCTAATACATCCAAATCCTTGTATTGATTCTTCTGTTCTAGCTCTTTCCTTGTGATATTCATATTCTGTGACATTTTAAATGCACATAATTCTGAGTCTCCGCATAGTTTACATTCTTTAGTTGATAAGTCATAACCAATACCAAAACAAGGATCTGAATTAGAACCCAGTTCTGCAATATTAATAGGTTCTAAAGGATTCTGATTCTTGATATCAGGTAAAGTTTGTTTCTTCTTTGCCATAATTCCCAATTTAAAATTCTTTATGATAATATCTTATGATTTGAACATCCATCATCTCATCTTGATACAGAGTAATATATGAATGTCCTATACCATTTATAAATAGTTCCCTGATAGACAGAAGAATGGGTGGTACTTCTATTTCAGAAGTATATATCTGAACTTTGATTACTAACCCAGATTGAAAATGAATCATAAAATAATATCGAACTTCATCAGGCTTATCTCTGGATTTTTTGATAGGAGATATATATTCTATTCCTATACCATTGAATATATGTTCTGGAGGTATTACAGAACAATTGAATAATGATTTGATTTTTTGTAGAATCTTCATTGTTTATGATTATTAATGGTTAATGCCTCTTAACGTAACATGTAATATACCTTTCCTCCTACGGAGAAAAAGTATATACTCATAGTCAGAAATTATTATCCTTGAAAAGGCTTATGTCTAGGGTACTTATCCCAGAGCTTACTTAACCGGATAACTTTAAGTCCTTGATCTTGATAATACTTTCTTCTATGATTCCCATGCCTACTTAAATAATTCCCAGGATAATGTAAATCATCTAGGTAAACTTTGGATTTGGATTCATCCTTTCTTACCAATCGTCCTAAGAACTGAATTGATTTTTCTTGAGAATCCATACTGGCAGTATTCAACAGATATCTGAGCTTAGGAAAGTTTTTACCTCGAGCAATAATTGTAGTTGATACAAGGATATCTATTTTACCCTCCCTAAAATCCCTCATTATCTGTTGTCTTAATTTAGTATGAGTATTAACATGAACACAGGCAATATTATATTTAATATCTAGCTTCTTTTTAAAGAATTTGCATAGATTTTCACAGTGTGCAATATGCTTACATACTACGAGAGCAGGATATCTACCTTGATTAAGGTTCCATTTCAACCTATCTAATGCCATGGTCCAGGCAATCTTATTATTGGTAATGGAATCATCATATATTTCATTATAGGCCATACAATCTGATTCCCAATTACCAAACCAAGGTTTACCTTCTACTGTTTTTACAATTGTCTTTGTTGAATACCCTTTCTTAATCGAGTCCTTAAGTTTAAACTCTGCTATTACATCGCCAAAGAAACAACGTAAATTCATATTCTTAACTTTATCC